AATGATCCTGCCTGAATGTATACAGGAGCATCAAACATAAATTCGGTGAATGTTGTTGGATCGAGATAATGTGGTGAACTCGATGTCAATACATTCTGTGCTGTTAATGTTACAGTAGAATAGTCTAGTGCCTGACCTGATGGTATGCCATTAACAGTTGGAACAATCGAAACGGTAATAGGAACATTCGATGCTGGTTTTGTTGCAAAGAATAGTTTCAATGAGTTTAAGAACGCACCGTTTGGATAGTTTGATTTATCAATAATAAACGACTGTGCAATTGGATCTCTAGGATTGCGGATATTAATTGTCTGAATAGTCGATACTGATTGTTGAGATGCCTGAGTAAATGTTGTTGCAGAAGAATCCACAGATGGTGAAAATTCTTGTGACTGAACAGTACTTGCAAGTCCTGATGCGGTGAATGTTGCCTCTGCATAACAGGTTGCTGTAGTAGGATCTGTTGCAACGTTTCTATTATCTACACGAAACACTCTTGTGCCAGTTTGGAACGAAGATGATGGTACGTTAAAGATACCAATGAAGTTACCTGCTTCGTCAGTTGATAATTGTGGAGGCGCAACACCTTGGTTAACTGCTAATGCAACCGATGTAACGGTACCATTGATATTGTATTGTGAACCAATTTGTCCTAATGCGCTATTATATCCAAGTGACACGGCTACTGGATTATCAAGGTAAACAATTTTGTTTACGGCGTCATACGAAGTAACATTTGCAGAATAAGTCTTAATACTTGATAGTATCTGCGTTTGTATTGGTTGTACTGAATATGCCATTTATTTACCTATTAATCTTGTTGAAGTTTACCTGGCTCACGGTTAAAAGTCGAACCTACTGTCGTTACTAAGGCAGCAACCGGACTAACACCACCAGCACCACCGGACGGAGCAGAGTTTGTCGCCGCATAAGTTGTAAACCCTGGTGGTTGTGATGTTGTTGTACCAGTCGATTGTTTTGCAGGTACTACTGGACTTACGCCACCAGCAGTTGATGTTGTTGGGGGAGTAAATGAGGCAGTGTCAACAACGTATTCATAAACATATGTTGATGTAACGTTAATTTGTGAACCAACATAATAGTTTGCAACGTTTGCTGCTGTCTGATCCAATTGTAACTCTGTTACACCCGTAAACCACTGACCACCATTAATCATATTTAGGGCAGTTACATTAGCTGGCATTGTCAGTGGTGGGTTATTAGATGCAAATACAATATTACCTGATGCGTCTTGAATTACAAGAGCAACACCACCTGGTGTACCAGAAGCATTCTTGGCAGACCAAGCAATTGTATGTGTACCTGCTGTTACAGATTGTGAGTAAGTTGTTGTTGACTGATAGTTACCACGGTTCTGACTGTACGACCAAGACGATGCACTGTAATAAGGCATTGTTATGATAGTAGAACCATCTAAAGTAAACTGTGCAGTATCATCAGCAGCATAGATGAAGTAATATGTTTGTGTTGTTGGGAAAGTTATAGAGAACGAAGCGTTGTATGATGTCGATTCGTTCATATCACCCCATACACCATATTGGTTCATAAATGAACCCCAGGTGTTTGGATTTTGAACCTTATATGCTCTGTACATACCAGCGCTTGCAATTTGGAATGTTCCGTTAACTCCAGTTACGTTGCCCGATGCTGATATTGAGATCGCAGCATTGTTTACAGTACCGCTTGCGGTTGAACCTGTGTATACGCCACTTGAATTAAACTGGCCATTTTGTACAGTTGTTGTGTTTGTGTATGCAGGTGCACCTAAGACTTTACTTACATATAGTCTTACGTTTGTTGTACCTGGATATACATATGTTCCTTCAACACGAGCAGTGATACTAAAGTTACCGCTGTTTGAATCGATGAAACCAACAATGTCACCTTCATTGAATGTACCAGAAACACTTGTTAATTCAATTGTATCTGGTGTGGTGATGAATTGGTTGACGTTTACACCATCAAAGAACACGGACACTGGTGCATTTGCCAACAACCCTTGTACATTGAATCCAATTTGTTGTGGTCTAATGTAAGGCAGAACGGAAATGTTTGTTAAGTATCCGTTACTGACTGTCAACGCCGAAGATGTGGTTGATGTTGTTGTGGTTGCTGAAGATGCCAACAGACTTGTGTAAGTTGTTGATGGTGAGAAAGAACTTGTTGATGAATTAATCGATGCAGAAGTACCAGGTAGTGAAGCAAAGTCACTGATGTTGGTATAGTTAATACCGTTTAACTGCTGAGATACCTGAATGGTTGGGTCAGTAGTTAAAATTGCTGGTGCTTGTGCGGTGTCTACCCAGTTGTCCATTGCAGGGAATAGTTTTGCAACGCCCTGGTATGTTACAACAGAGAATGGGTTAACACTGATGTCACTGGTTGCCAATGGTTGTGTAACGATATTGGCAGTCGTGTATGGCAAGGTGTATAGATTGGTGTTTGTACCTTTCAGACTTGCTACTGCGAATGTATTAAACTGATCGACTGTACCAAGTGAGTTCAACACATATGGGTTCTGTAATTGGAAGTTATCAACGACCACAGCAGGACCTAATTGTTGTTTTCTAATATTAACATTTGCTAACCAGTCTGGGTTTGTTGTATCGGCAGTTGCAAATGAACTGAAGTCGTCTACAAGAATACCGTTCTTGAATCTGTTTAGACCATTAGTATCTGGAATTTGTAATGACTGTGCATTTGTTTCTAACAGACTTAATGATGTATAGTATTCAAGGTTATTGACACGAGTTTGCAGATCAGTGATGTCCGATTTTGCCCAACGATTATGTGGGACTGTTGTAATGGACAGATTAGGCACTTGACCTGGTGGGTTTTCACCTGGTACATACGCAGTGTATGGATCAAGTGAAAGGTTTGCTAGTACCAACGAACCGTTTGGTGCCGCTGGTAAAATTGGTGCAACCGCAGGTGAACCTTCAATGATTTGGAAACTCTTGTCTTTACTTAATACAAGTAAATCTTTTCGACCAAGGTAGTATGAATACTGACTTTGGAACTGTGACATATCCAATGGAATGAATGTACCGCCTTGGTTGGCCACGGCGTTATAGTATTCATATGAATAAGGTACTGTTGCTGATGTGCGTGTTGGTCTAAAGTCTAAGCAATCAGCAAGTCTGTATTTCACACCATCTTTGGCGGTGTAAGTTGGAATGTTTTGATATGCTTCTGGTGATGTTGAGATGCCACCATTGGATGATCCAAGATAAGACATAACACTAAAGTAACCGTCACCAGTCAATGGTAAGTGTGAGTAGTAATTGAAAATGATCAACAAGTTACCTGCCGCAGCATTGGCGCCTGGTGCTAATTGAATTGATGCGTGACCGTAATGGTCGTCTCTTTGACCATTATCTAGAATGTAATTGTTTGTTACATCATATTGGCCACCAGTTAGCATTGCTGTTGTTGGTGTGACAGAAGGAGAACCTGTGTCTATGATCTTAACAATATTCTTAACGTCAGAGACATACAGAGATAATTTTCCTGTTCCTGTTCCTGCATTAGTAATATATGTTTGACCATTTGTTAAGTCAACATAAGTTGTTCCGTTCAGAGCACCACCCGATGAAGGGCCTGATGTGCTGACTAAACTGGTATTACCATTAATTAAGTTTTTAACTTTCAGAATACCACCAGCAGATGCGTCTGCATTGATGATATTGATTAGTGCCGATACGTCTACTGTCATATTAGCATATGCTGAAGTGTTGGCAGTAAATGTTACGGTTTGTTTGGTTGATGAAATAACTACGGTAAATCCACCGGCTGATGTGATGTTGATTAATTGTCCTGATGAAGCATTAACCATTGTGTAGTTCTGTTTGATTACAGAATCAGCAACAGTACCTACGCCACCAATGAAGTTCAATGAAGAACCAGATGGCATATTCAATTGTAATGATGGTGTTGAACCAGAGCTGAATGTTACGTTTCTCCAATCTTTGGTTGAAGTATATGAAGATCCGGCAATGTTTGCAACGTATTGGTTACCAACAGGGAAGATTAATTCTGGTTCAGCAGGATTTTCCAGTACAGTTGCACCAGTAGATACGCTGCCTTGTTTGCCAAATGCGGTGTTAATGTTTGCATTTGCAGTTAGTACATACGAACTGTTCTTTTGTACGAGTGCTTGTGCTGTTGTAATTGGCATTGACAACAAGAACGTAGAAGTTGAATCTGGTGTTGTTGTAAATGGTGACGATACAGTAAATGATTTTGTTGCACCGTTATATGATGCCACGGTTCTAATATCACCAGCATCGGTACCGCCGGTAATTGTTAGTGTCATATTGTAGTAAGCATTTGCTACTGTTGAAAATCTATCAGTTGGGTCATTGATTGTCAATGTAGTTGCTGTGGCAGATGCTGCGGTGCCTGTTAGTGTGTTTGCTAACAAACGAGACACATATGCACGGTAAACATAACTTGTTGTATTTGAACTACCTGAATCGGTCACATACACCATATTTCTGACGTTTGCAGTGCCGATAAATGTTGACAAATAAGTATTAACGTTTGTTGAGTTAATACTTACTGCTGGTACGCAGTGAATATCAACCGCTGGTAGTGTTGTTACATCAAAGAAACCTTTAACTGTATCAACATAGAAATAACTGCCGTAGTCCATATACACATCATTGACTAGAACCGATTGTGTGTTTCTGGCTCTGTCACTTGTCAATGTAAGTGGTGATTGGTTCTCAATACGATAACCATGAACATAAGCAATACCTTTTGATACGTTTAGATCATATTTGTTTGAATTGCCACCAGCATTTGGTGTGGTGGTGAATGTAAACGGATTGACAATGTAGTCACCGTTTGTTTCATAATCTCTCTTAGCAAAGTAATCATCGATTGTCGAATATGATGTACCGTCCACTTGGGTAACGATTTGACCGTTCACCATTCTTACCAATTCGATAAAATTCTGATCGTTGCCAAGTGAAAGTGGCAAAGTGGTAAGTGATAAAGATACCAGATAACGGTCAGCACCTGGAGCCTGATAATTTGACGCCCCTACCGCTGGGTCTAGGAGTGATGAGTCGTCAACATAATCTACAATCGTCTCTGTAATGAGTAATCCGATGCGTAGGTTAGGTGTGTTATCGTACTTGTCTAGAACGACCGTCTGTGGATTGACTTGGACAAAGTTACCAATTGAATAAGTGGTATATGTTCCATCTGCGTTAGGTGTGGACGACTGAGAATACCCATTTACAATGTAATAAACACCACTTGAAATGGAAGCTGCCGATGATAAACCGGTAGATGGGTTAGAAGCGGTTGAAGTGGTAACTTGTGCCGCAAATGAACTACCATCGGTTGGGATGATTGTCTCACCATCGGTGAATTGTAGACCGCCTGATAAGTAAGTAACGATCAGGGTCGGTGGATCACCAGGGTTGGTTGCAGTACCGGTTGCTTCTGTGGTTGCAATTACTTTTGCAAGAATTGTTCCGGTTGTTGAGTCTTGAATTACTTTGTTAAGAAAGTTAGCAGCAGTAATATTTACGTTATTGTATTGTAAATTTAATCGAATATAATAACAGTTCAAGTTAGTGGTTACGCTGCCGCCACTAACTGGTGTATTGGTAGAAAAAACACTTGAAGCAAAATTTGAGATTTGATTTTGCAGAATGGTCTGTGACTGAGTTAATTCTCTTGCTTGTACAGCAACACCCGGTTTGAAAAGAATACGATGAAAATTCTTTGTTGGGTCAAAGTCATCGAAATAAGGGCTCACATTGAAATTTAAAGCCATTTTAATACCTTCTACAATCTATTTTGTTTATTTATTAGTAACCCAATACGAATTTAAATTGTTCAATACCGTCTGGACTTCTTTGAATACCAGGTAGGTTTTCGACATAAGCGATATAACCTGATTCTGGTACAAAGTTCGGTGTACTTGAACTCAATAAGGTTCGAACAGTCGATGACGAAGATCCAAACACAGGCGCATTGTATGTTAATGTTCCTGTTGTATTTATCAAACTAACCACATCGGATGCTGGGTTGAAACTGACTACACGACCAGTGAATGTTGCGCCGGCCAAATTTGGTCCTTGGAACACAACTTCATTACTAATGTATTCACCAAAACCCTGTGCAACAACCAATTGTGTGGTTGTATTATAGATTGTTCCGTTGGCAGGTAATGGGTTTGTTTCTAGTGAGGTGGCGTTGATAACCAGTCCAGCCTGATAGTAAGTAATATCAGTTGGTATCATTTGAATACCGTTTGTTATCTCGCCGTCATTGAATTCCATTGTAATCATTACGTTTCTGCAACCTAATTCTGATACTGGATCGTAACCATGACCGCCGATTGGTGATGATGGTGCGATTGCAGTGGCACCAGAACCGATACTTGCATTGGCGGTTGTGAAGATTACATTAGCAAACGTGTAGTTAGAACCTGGGTTATTGACAACGATATCTTGAATAACACCGTTGGCACCAACAGAACTTACGTTAGCCGATGCACCTGTACCGTCACCTACAATTGTAACTGTAATGGCTGAGTTTGCAGGATCGTATCCTAACCCACCATTAGTGACATTGACTACATCGATACTACCAGAACCTGGTGTCGTAGTGAGTGGGTTTGGTGTGTTCTGTCCAACATCGACTGGAAGCCAGTCAGAGTCCATGAAATTTACTTTATCACCAGTGGCTACGGTGTAAATGTATTTCCATTTGTAACCGTCTGCACCTTCATAGATGTTATTTGTACTATATGAACCTGGTTGGAAGTATGGTTCATTTAATGATGGATTGCCATTGTTGTTCCAAAGACATTTGAATACTTGGTCATAACTGTTCTTGACATAAAATTCTAAGACAGGATAACCAGTCTCGTCAACTTGGAACATATCAATCATATCATTATAGTAATCGTATGTTTGACCAGATGCCCAATCGATTCGTCTAATAACAGGAGAAATATTAGAAGATGTTACCTGCTTGGCAACAAACATATTTCTCATCAATGTTTTTAGAGAATACTGGTCTTGAGTTGGTGTTGGTACCACATTATTAGGCCATGGTGTTACATTGGCCAGAAAACAATATATGGACGCGAGTTGTTGTCCTGCAACCGTAGTCACAGGAGAATAGTAGACATCTTCTACTGTGGAAACTTTGGCACCATATGTTAATAAAGCAGTTATTGATTTGTATGACATAGTGTTTTATTTAGTTTGCTGAAATGTATGTTATGATACCAGAAATTTGCATTGTCGCACCTAAATCAGTATTGGTCAATTGACGATATGCGTTACCACCACCGCCACCACCAGTAATTACAGCAGAATAAATCGGCACAGATGTTGCAGCAGATTGAACTGAACCTGATGCGGCCGCAACTGTGGTACTAACTGAACCACCATATTGAGAAACGGTCATTGAACCAACAACACCATTTGTTAATGTTGCTGGTGTAGGAAGTCCAGATAAACTTAAACTTGCATTGCCTGTACCTACAGCAGAAGCGACAATATTAAATGTTGCGGTAACTTGTTTACCGATCTTGATGTATGTTCCTACGGCTGTTGGGTATGTACCTGAACCTGTTGTCCATGTTACAGAAGGTGTCCATGTGTTGGTGTTTTGTGTTGGTACAGTATTACCAGAAATGGTTACAGTATTTGCTACAATTGTGTTTGCCGTGATAGTATAATAATTGATGTGATTATTTGAAATCAAAGCGTTTGCAGTCACGTTGGCTGTAGTTGTAATGCCATTGTTGATGGTCGTGTTGCTAGCATTAATGGTTGATACGTTAATGGTTGACGCTAAACTATATGCAACGTTACCGTTACCTTGTGTGATTACAATGTTGCCGTCAGTGTTTTGTGGGTCAGCATCGATTGTTGTGTATATGCCACTAGACAATTCAATGCCCGTCCACATACCATTTGCACTCAGAGTGAATGGTGTATTTACTGGTGCAAAATCGATACTGCCCCCAACCGGCGGATATACTTTCATTGATGTGTTTGCATCGTTAGCAATGAACACTAATGTTCCGTTGTTATTCAATGGAAGAATTGCGCCTGTACCTGCTGGTGCAGAAGTAAATTCTGTGGTTGTTGTAACTAATGGGTATGCTGTTGCTTGGCTATTGCCGTTTGCAGTTGCACCGTATGCGACCGACCATGCAGATAGTGTATTACCTTGAACAATTAAATTTCCATTGACTCTTAATTGACCAACGGTTGTCTGTGAGTTCACATTAGCGACATTGATTCCACCATTCAACAGATTCAAGTTACCAGGTATAACAATACTTGCGGTGTTTTGTAGTGCAGTATTTGCCAGATTGAATGCTGCTTGTGTGAAAATATTTGCTACGTTTAAAGCGCCTTGTAAATACACTGTGTTAGCATTAGCAGTATTCAAACCACCTTGTAAATACACTGTGTTAGCATTAGCAGTATTCAAACCACCTTGTAAGTATACGGTATTGGAAGATACGGTATTTGCTAAGTTATATGCACCTTGTAAATATATGGTATTGGCGGTTACAGTATTTGCTAGAGCATATGCGGCTTGTGTATATGCAAGTGTTGCTGCAGCCGTACTTTGAGTTGTGCTGTCTGCAAATATAATAGGTGTATAAGTTTTAAATGACGTTGGTGTAAATTTCGCTGTTATACTATTGGTCAGTTGGCCACCAACCGCAATGACTAGACTTGTATTTGCAACCGCAGTACCGATTACCAAGTTACCATATGTTGTTGAACCTGGTCCTTGTACGACCAAATAACCGTCATATGGATATTGTGATGTTTGTCCGTATGCTGCAGCGTTCCATTGCGAATTGTTTATGCCAAGATCAATATAAGAGTTTGAATTTGTTCCTGTATCTGCGGTGATAATAAAATCACCTGCACCTGATGATGTAAAGTTTTGCAGATTTACTTGAATAAAGTTAGGATCATAACCAGAAAACTGTCCAATTGTATTTGAAAATAATATTTCATTTACGCCAACAACCAAGTCATTGTTTGCATACAATTGATTTGCAAGAGTAGTAGCAGTAAATTGACCAGTAACATCTGTCTGAAGGTTAACGCCCAAGAAAAGGGTGTTAGACGTATTCGCAGATATTGATGGTAAATTAGGAAGTTGCGATATTTTTACTGTACTCATTTCTTTATCCTAGTAGAAGAAGATTTCCCTGCTCGTCTGTTAATATGTCACCACTTTCTGTGGTAATGGATGGTATGTAACCAAGACCTACTGGTCCATAAATTATAACCTGATTGGCAGTTTGGTTAGTACCGCCGGCGCCGTATGTTCTAGCGACAGATAACAATGTGTTTTCAGTTGCACCAACAGTGCTTGGTGTGATGCCAATTTGTCCTAGTGTGTAGTTTACGCCGGTTACGGTGTATACATTAGAACCTAATTGAACTCTATCACCTGCAAATACGATATCATATAATGGGTATGCAGTGTTGCTATAAACTCCATTATTAATGATATTATAATTACCTGTCAGTTGTGTTATATTTATGATGTTTGTTGCTGCGTTAGCATAAGCATATGCCACGTTTCCAAATGTCAACCAAGTATTGGATGTCAATGTGATTTGATTGTTTGCATAATCAATACTGTTGACAGAAGATGTAATGGCAGGACCATTTGTTGGTGCCAAGTACACAACACTATTAGAGAATATAAAGGTAGCAATATTAGCACCACTCAAGTTATTGAATGTTACAATATTGTTTGCGTATTGGCTGAATGTGGAGGTCATTGTCGCGTTAGCGGCAGCAGTACCAGTGTAATGATACAGACTTAAACCTGTATCTAAAGCATTCTCAGCAGTACTAAAGAATTGGTTGTTACTCTTAATTGCATAACGTCCAATAACATTCATGCCTGATGGGTGCAACAAGTTGAGAATGATATCACGATACTTCGCAATTTCTTTCTCGACAGTGATTTGATATGTAAAGTTATTATATTTTGAACTTTGCAATACATCAAACGAACTTGGTTGTCCTGCGGTGGTCAGATATTGTCCTTCCCCGATTGTTAGACCGTCCAAGAATTGAGCAGTACCTTGTGCGTTACCGTCTCCATATATCTTCAGACCTTTACTAAATGCCTGACTACCTGGATAGAAGTAGTTTGCAGGGTAATCATTACCAACCATAGAGACTGCCAATGTTGTATTGGCAAACTTGATTTGTTGTTGTGTATTCGGAGAAGCATTGTAGTTGAATACTCTCAACGAATACAGGTCTTGTTGGTTGTTTGCATATGATTGTAAGATGGATGTAGAATCAACAAGAGCAATATATGTTGCTGAGTTGACGTTTGCACCTTGATATGCAGTTGACAATCTTGCTGGCAGACTTGTTGGTGTTGTTCCTGTTACTACAATATCTTGCACACGCATTGAAACGTTTGGTTGTGCGTCATAGTCCTCACCATAATTGAGAATATCAATTGTCGTAATTGAACCTGTTCTATCGGTTGTTAATGAATATTGGAACCCATCGCCAAATATTCCAGGTATGGACAATATTGCATTAGCCTGACCTGTTCGAGATGCAATAGTAACAGTAGGTATGGATTCTGGTGTGTAACCAAGTCCACCAAGTGGATATTTGATTAATGAATTACTCGTTGTTGAGTAAACATAAGACACATTCATAATCGCACCGCCAGAATTGACAGATGTGATTACCGCATTGGCACCCTGACCACGACCACCTGTAATAACGATAGTGTTGCCTGTTGAATATCCTAGACCTGGATTTAATATCTGAATTGGTGCGAGAATACCAAGAGACTTCAAATGACCAGGTGATACTGGGTTCTGTGAAGCATATTGCGAATCAACATACACGGTTGGCAATGTTGATATGCCACCACCTTGATTCTCCACATATACAGAAGAAATAGGATAAGTTGCAAAGTTTACAAACGTAAATGTGTTTGCAAGTGTTGATTGTGCATTTGATGTCTTGAGAGACACTGCCTTTGTGATCGTATTTGATGTAGCACCAATCAGGTTGGCACCAAATGTTGGTGCTGAAACACCAGGTATTGGTCCTTGTCCACTAATCTTTAATACATTAGTAGATGGTTGTGATTGTATCGTGGCAAAATATGTTGCCGATGCCAAGTTGGCACCTTGATATACAGTTTCACCCGCTTGATATGAAGATGGTGTATAGTAAATTGCCGTGTTTGCTGGGTAATATACTCTTACATCAACAGAAGTTCCTGCACCCACATAGAAGTTAAGTGTAATCGATGTGTTTGAAGTGTAACTAAAGTTTGTTGTTGGTGATGAATTTGCAAACACCTTAACGATATCATATCTTAAGTCATATGAAGGTGTTGTGAACAGAGTTTGTCCTGATGTGGCAACTGTTGTTAAATCATTTGCTGTATAGTTAACAACAAAGAAGTTTACGTTTGCGTGAACCGAATAATCATTACTTGTATATAACGGATAAGTATTTGTAATTTTTCCGTAGTTATTTGAACTCTTTAAGTAGATTATATTATTGGTCAAATCAACATTACCAACTTGTGCAATAAATGTATTCACCGAAGGACTTGTTCCTTGGTAAATCACATAGTTTGATTGATATGTATTGGCAGTTGAAATGCCTAGTGTTGTACCGTTGGAGAAGTAATAAGTATTACCTATTGTCCAACCACTGGCCAATTGTATAGAATCGGTCACGACCTGTGTTGCATTGGCACCGTTTGCAGAGTCTAATGTTTCTACTACTGCAATTGGAGTTTTAGCACCGGCATTTAAATTAAAGAACTCTACAACCGAGTAATCGACCGCATTGGCCAGAGGTGTTCCAGGTGATACACTATAACCATAACCACCATTTACTGTATTGATCGCCTGTAAAGAACCTGTTGTTACTGTACCAACTTCTGCGGTTGCACCGATTGGATTGGTAACGGTTGGGTTTAAACCACCATATACAATTACTGGGTCACCTGGATTATAGAACAATCCACGCAGAGCATTGCCAAGAATATCTTTGGCTATATTGATCTGACTGATTTGACCTACAAGTTTTGCTCTTAAGTTTGTTCCATTAATAATCAGGTCTTGATTGTTATTATCAACAATACGAATCATTTCACCAGAATTAAACAGTCTTTCAATATTTGAAATGAATACTTCTGTTTTATTTTCTGCTAATACAGATGTTTCAATTGTAGCAATCGTCTTTGATGTTTCACCAAAGGCTCTGTATCCAGATATATTTAAGAAACGAATGTCATCGGTGGCGAGTCTTAGACTTCTCGGAACGTACCAAGAACCTGCCGATGCTTTGAGTACCACATCACCTGTATTAAAATAATCAAAGTCTGAATTGTATAGTATTCTAAACAGGAATTGATATGCTGCCGGTGTACCTTTTGTTTGATACAGCTGTTTTGCAACCTTAACGGCCGTTGCCTTGTCTAGTAACGCATCTTCTGGAAAATATGGTAAGAAATCATTGACAAAATAATTTAGAAAATCAGATAGTGTTGAATCGACATCCGAATATGATGTTAGATTCTTGGATGCGTATGTTGGACCCTGTTCAGAAGAACCTGCGGTTGAGATGGCAGAGTTCGATGAGTTAGGTAATTCCAAAAACTCATAATAGGCCTGTATAAAGGCCACAAACGTAGCGTAACTCTCCTCGTCTCTAATGAAACTAGGCAGTTGCGATGGAATTAAGAGCGATGTTTTTTGGTCGTTATTAATCATTATTGAGCTGTAACATTAACCGTAATTGCCGATGGGTCATATAAATCAACAGTTATAATTCTATTTAATGATGATGAAATAATGGTTGTCATTGGATTTGCTGTCACAGTCAATTGACCTAATGGATTATCAACATCAAACGGTCCAAAGGACGATAGTGTAATAATGCCATTAACATAGTCAACAGTACCAATATTTGGGTTGAATATTGTTTTGATACCATTTGAATTATAATAATATGTTCTGAGTGTACCAAATTGACCTTCAAGTGTAGCAACCGCCGCAGCATTTGTTCCTGTTGTATCGGAAGCTTGCGGTGTGATTGATACTGATGCTTGTGTATAGTTATTACCTGAATTTGTTACAGTGATATAACTTAACTGACCAGATGATGTGATTGTTGCGGTTGCAGTTGCACCAGAACCGTCACCAACGATTGTTACAGTTGGAGGTAATTGATAACTAAAACCTGGATTGATAATAGAGATTGTCGATACACCACCAGTACTTGATGGCACTTCTTCAACGTATACACCATCGATAATGTTTGTTGGTGTTACTGGGTCTCTAAACTGCAATGCAGGAGAACTTGTAATACCACTATTCAATAACCCTTTATCCAGACCAACACCGTAATACAGGTTATATGTACCTGATACGGTTAAGGTTGGGAAGAATTTCTTTTGTACCTGAATGTTTGTTTCATTTGTAATGATCGATGGGTCAGCAGACTGAACAGCAACCGCCAAATCAGAAATCGAGAATGTTGAATTGAAGGTGTTCAGTGTTGATGATGTGAAATTCTGAATAGAATTAGAAACTGCCTGTTGAATCTGTGCTGCAGTTAAGTTGGTCTTTTTCTGGTTGTATACTACATTGGTATTGATCTTAATGTAAGTATAGTCGGGATCAACAACAGTTGGTGTTACACCGATCACCGAGATTGGTTTGATTACCTTATTCAGTAACAATTGTTTTTGTGTGTCGGTCAGTAACAGTCCACCAGTTGGTTTGACTGAAATGAATACTTGACCATATGCTGGTGGGTCATTGTCTTGTCCACCCCATACATTAACCGCGTCAAATGCGTATCCTAGATTGTTTTGTTCAATCAGTGTAATGTAGTCGTCTGTTGTTACCGCACGTCCTTGTGCAGAATAAGTCTTTGGAGCCTGGTATTTGATTGAATCGATAGTCTCTCTTTCTTGACCACCGCCAGCAGCAACCAATGGATTAACAACAGTTTGGTAACTATTGATTGGTGTGGCAATCACAAAGTTGTTTGCGCCTTGTGCTGCGGTTGCCTGTGTCGAAATATATGATACGACAATTAAAGAACCGTCAGTTAGTTGTTGGCCTAAGATTCCGTTACCAAAACTAATCTGATATGTTCCTGATACAGTTTCTTCTAAGAAATATACTTGAGAAGTTCCGTCAAGCCCCAAGAAGTTTGTTGCCAAAGTAAAAGGAGTGAAGGCCGAACTATTTGGGTTGGGGAATACTTGCACCAACATTGTACTAGTGTCGATGTTTGCATCACTAATCTGAAATGAAGATGTTGGGTTGGTTGCCTGTGTATATGTAAATGTTAATGTAACAGGTGTTCCTTGTTTCAACTCTACATTATTAAAGACTGCTGAACCACTTGATACGGCTACAGTTTGTGTATCTGTTGACGAGAAAATATAAGATGTTCCACCAACAGGTTCGGAAAGAAACTGTGTGAATCGTGGTAGTGTTACTGAGGTTTGATTTGATATGCCAGACATAACGACTTGTGCATATGCGGTTGAACCAACCGATGATCTTGGCACATAATTCAATAACTTAGCGTGAGAAACAACCGATCCTCTTTGCAAGGCGGTGTCCAAGAACATTTCATTTGCAACCATGTTCAAGTAGTAAGCATTATACTGGGTATTGTATGTAAGGACGTCTAATAGTGTTGATAATCCAGAACCGGCAAAATTATAGTCTTTGAAAGTATTTTGACTTTGCAAAAAGTTAATAAAATTGGATTTTATATCAGCAAAGTCTAGACTTGTGACCTGAATATTTGAATTGGCTCCTGCCATTATCTTACCCTCTGTAGAAATGTCGTCACTTGTGTAGGTTGCGTATTATTACCAATAAAGAAACTTAATGTGATGTTATAACCATCATTTAACTCGTCAGATGTTACATTGATATAGTCTATAATTACTCTAGGTTCAAAGTTACTAATAACATTTGTTATTTCAGCTTGCAATGTTGTTGCAGTAATACTTGAAATAGGTTCAAATAATAAACCAGACAGATTAGAACCAAGAGATGGTTGCCAAGGTCTTTCATAAAAGTTAGTAAACAATAACGATTTAACAGAATTAATTACTGATCTAGAATCTAATACCAACGATATATCACCGGAGACCGGTTGCATTGAGAAGGTAAGATCGATGTCAGAATAAATGTTTGTTATTGTTGCCATCGTTTATTTATGTCTGGAGTAAAACGCTTTTTGGAACTCTAGGATCACGTCCGGATAATTCTGGGGCCGGAGCGCCAAAATTCGAATTTTCGGAATTCATCTAAGTTAACCTCGAAACAAGTTTAGGTGTTCCGATGTAGTTAACCAATAATTGAGTTTCAGCCTGACCTAAGTTTCTAAAAGACTTCAATGCGTGAAAATCATTAAAGACTTTTCTAGAATTTAGATGAAAATTTATATCATTTATAGGAAATGTAGACATTGTATTTGCCAATTGTTGTGTGGCATCTAAGAATGACTGTGCATCCGACTGTGATATAGATGTTACATTGTTCGAGATCGAATTAATAAATGTATTGGAACAACTAGTATATTCGACAAATTCATCATTTAACGCATCTTTGACTAATATACTAGTAAAATGACCAAGAATAGGAGCGTTATTTTGTATTCCATCGGTCTGATTTGTCAAATAACTCAATAACTTACCATATCCTATTGCAGTGGAATAGTGTACAGTATCTACATCATTACCAATAGGAACAACATTAGATTGACGATCCGTGACATACTTATACGTTGGTGCGTATAACGTAGATATTTTACTGGACAAATTTAGTGCAATTGATATTGTATTGTTGACTGTACTATCAGGACTGGTTACAGATGAATAGGTAATGACCGTATTTGCTGCGTCCGAGATGCCCTGTACAAGATCAGCAACGGGATTTTGAAAGTAACCGCCTACATTATCATTTGCAATATCTTCATGGTGCCACGGATCTAATAATGCGGGCACCAGCATCATTCTGGTATTAACGGTACTTGAATAGGTTTGAACAGCCACATTTGCTTCGTGTTCAAACGTATAACCTAATCTTCCAAAAACAGACATGATATCCCCTTATACCGTAAATGGCGTAACAGTAGGTAATGTAGTAGAGCCGGTAACAGCGTGTATGTGTGTATCAAATATTGCTGAATTTGTTACGTCTGTCATTAAAATGGCTTGTGATGTTCCAAATAAACCAATTGGCGCTG